TCATTCGTCTAATGCATGTAAATTAATTTCTCTAAATATTGAAATCGGTTTTTTCCCGTTGTAAACCTCTGGCAAAACACAATTTAACGTTGCGATTGTTTGTTTTTCATTGCCCTCATAATTTATTGATTCAATAAAAAATGTTTCTTTTCTGTAAATATACAACTCTGGTGCAATAATAGTAATTGTATTATTTGGCTCTAACATTTTTCCATCAACTAGCCACCTGTCAGTTTCAATTGTCAAAGTTACGCCTTTTAATTCATTTGCTAAAGCCCGTTGACCAGCCGACAAAGTGTTATTATCATTTCCAGACGTTTGAGTTTTTACCGTCGGACGATAAACCGAACCGATAACATACGGGTTTCTTATGGTTTCCTCTCCAGCATTTCCGCCGTCCATATCAGCTTGTTTTTGCATTGTGATATGTGAGTGCATCCCTTGGCCGTCGTAACTCATCGTAAAATTAGTTCCTGGAATACTACCTTCACGCAAATCAAACTCTAATATCGGTTTTTTGTCAGTTTTTGCCTCGGTAAATAATAGATTTCCGTCAACATCGTGAGAAATAATAATATTTTTCTGTTTAGCAATTTCACTCAAATAGTCAATAATAGTTTGAGTTTCCGAAGCTGTTGAGGTTTCAAATGATTGATTCATTTTTGATAAAACCGACGGATCTATTTTGTAATCTAATTTATAATTTTTTCTAAACGGTTGAATTAATTTATTTGCTATTTGATTTAAACTTAGTCCATCACTTTGCAACGGGTAAATACTTGGCGGAATATTGCAATCGGATAAAACACCGGGTTTTGAATATCCCGAAAATGAAGCCAGTTCTTTTACGGAACTTTGTTTAAATGATTGATTTGTGATAACACCAGTAAGTAATTTGATTCCCTCGTGTTCTAATGTCACCTCGTGAAAATGAGTAACACAAGACATTTCCTTGTGCTCGATATTATACGGATCAAAATAATAATTAAATCGAAATTGTGAAGCATTCGAATTGTACACTAAATTTAATGTAAACTCGTTGAAAAAATCAACCTTTCGATTTCGAAATCTATCATTTATTTTTAATATCATACGTAATAAATGATTTCCCTACCTTTTTCAATATTCATAATTTCATTAATACCTATATTATTTTGAGTTATGAATTTATTAATCGTTGAATCGTCGGCCGTTAAACCATAATATTGATGTGTTAATAATATTACGTTGGAATCTTCAGAAAGTATAACAACACGTTGTTGTTGCGCTCCTATTGCTATAATGAATAATTGAGATAAAGTAAAGTTTACAAGTATATTTAAATTGTTTACGAATGTGAAATCTGGAACATACGAATTAATGTCGCCACCGTTAATTGTTTGCAGGTCGTTTAAATTTGTTATGTAAGTGTTATTTACATCAACTAATTGATCTATAACCGCCGTAACCTCATCAATTGTTTGATAATCGGTATCGGTTGGATTAATTGCCGCCTGACTCATAGACGTGAATATAGCGCCCGCAATCATTTCATATTGTTTTTTCTCGTTTGGAGTGGTTAAATCTGTAACGTTTAACGATAACTCTTGAAATTGCTCCAATAATATTTGTAATCTTATAGCAATTGGAATTTCAAATCTTGCAACCGCTGAAATATAACCTATTGTAGCATTTGCAGCCGCTAAAGGATTAATTGCCGAATCTAATATTTTGTTTTTAGCATCGTTAAATGAATTTACATAGTCGTTAAAAGTATTTTCAGAAACGTCAGGTGTTCCTGTTGATTGTTTTATAGAATCAACGTCGTTTCCTAGTGAGTTTACGTCGGTTGGCGATAAATCCGCACCGTTAGCAAAAGATTCAGCATTGGCATCATTTGTTTCGGTGGCTTGTTGTCCTGCAAAATCTTTAGGATCGATTGAGGTTTTTGGGTAATTATCTGAAATCGTTTCAATAAATTCACCCGTTATAACCGTCGTGTTTAACCCTTCAGGATTAAATTGTAGTGATGTTTTTTGAACATCTAAACGCCCATAAAAAGGATGTGAAATAACCCAAGGGCGTTTGTCTTCACATGATTTTTCAAATGATTCAGAGTCGTCTAAATGATTTTCGCCTTGAAATATTATTTTTAAATTGTGGCGTGTACCTCTTTTATTCCCAACTTTTACAAGTGTCCCGTTTACATTTGGGAAATTAAATTCAGCTACATTGTAATCAATATTTTTTGAAGATAAAATATATAAAGGCTCGTAAACTTCACCGTCGCCAGTTGTTATTTTAATACCTTCTTTTATTTTTTCAATCCAACTCATTTGATAAAACTTAATTGCCTTTCGGCTTCTTTAATGAAAATTTCCTGTTCTTTTCTCATTGATTTAATTGCAGCGTCGCCCATTGTGTTCGTTGGGTTTTTTACTTTATATGAGCCATCTTTACGAATGTAGTATAAACCTACTAAATTAAACTTACGCCCTTTAATGCTTTTAACCCTAATTAACGCCCTATCGGTTTGAACTACATTACCAGCACCAGCCATTAATACTGCACGTACGAATTTTTGACCTTTAGAAGAGCCTGAAACGCTCGATACTTTTACAATTTTACCTAATTTACTTCTATTTTTTTTAAGTCTATTTTTCCCGCTAATCATTCTGTCTTTACTGCCAGTAATTCTAGCTTTATCCATCGGTACAAACTTTCTATTATTAACCAATCCACCCCTCATTTGGGCGTCCATATTATCAATAGCCGAGCCTGTATTTTTATTCTTTGCAAACATTCCAACGGTTGCCTCCATTGACCTTAAATCCGTTCCTCTAGCTAAACCAACACCACTATTTGATTTAAAAAAATTCTTTGTTCTATTTGTAAAATCTTTTTTTGATTCAACTAAAAACGTGTCTTTTTTAGTGTCAAACGCCAACGAATTTAACGTCCCTCGAACAGCTTTTGGCATTGCTTTACGTGAAATCTTTTCTAGCCTATTTACATGGACCACTAACTCATCGCTATTTAAGTCTAATTGGAGATTCATTTTACTATGGGTAAACTCTAATTTCTACATGAATACCTCTTGAAGAAATAAAACTATTTCCCGACCCATAAACTAAACCAGATCCAGACGAATTTAATTCAAACCCATCAATATCAATTACAGTTGAACTATTAACATCATAATGTTGCTGTATAACGGTCGCTGAAGTTCCGGCAAATGGATTTCCAAAAAGAACAAACGTTTTCGCGTCTGAAAAAATAGCCCCTGAAGCAGTTAATTTATAAGTTGATGAAACTTTTGAATAAGTAATTGTTTCGCCCGTATCATTTTCAAATTGGGTAAAACTGCCGTCTTTTAAAACCCCGCGAACAACCGCGTAACCCCTTGTTTTTTTCTGAAACGCTTCAAACAATTGAAACCCGTTTGTTGCATTATCTAAACTACCATTTGCCGTGACACCACTTTCTGAAAACATTTTTTCAAAAAATTGCAAGATATCGGACATCATTTCCTTATCCCAAAGCGTCCCCGCTAAACTTGGCGTTTTATCTCTAGCGTCTCCATAAGGCCAATCCGTACTTGCCGCCGTTACGTTCGCTTTATTTTCTAATCTTTTCATAACTAAATATAATTTATAAATATTCCTGCAACCGATTTTACAGGCTTTAACCTCAACACTAATTGTCTAAATTCTGTTTCTCGAATAGCTAAAACGTCCGCCGTTGATCCAAAGGTCGGACCACCTATAACAAATGTACGAATATTATTCGCACCAACATCAAAACTTTCATCAATAGCCAAGTCTAAACTATTTGCAATCAAATTCGTAAAAGTAGAGCCACCCATTTGAGCGGCTCCCATTTCAATGGTTCCCATTTCAATATTTGTGAACCATTGCGGATAATAATTTTCCGAATTAATCATTTCCGATTCGCCCATTTCCGATTCGCCCATTTCCGATGCGTTCAAACCGTCGTTTAAAATGTCAAAAAAAGATAGCCCCGTATTATTCTCATGAACATAAACATCAAATCCAGCCGCTTGTAATCGATCTTGTAAGTAATCTCTCGATTGACGGGCTGGAATATCTCCCGGATGGTTCATTTTTCGAATAATTGCCGCCTTTCGATTTGCTAAACTTACCGCCGTGTTTGTTATCATTCCTAAACGCTCCTCCCATCTTGTGGCGTCGTCGGCCGTGAAATTGTCATTGTCTGGCAATATAGAATCTAAAACACCTTTTGAATCGGTTGCCAATTCAGACATATTTTCGTCCGTTGCAGTGAATAATTTTTCGTTTACGCCGTTTAATTTATTTCCAAATGCTCGACCTGTTGGGAATAATTGTCGTGTGAGCTTCGATATTTGAGTTAATAAATTAGACATACTGCACTTCGTCAATTATAGGAATGTCCCCGTTTAAAAATGTAAATGTACTAACATTATTTCCGTCAACATTTAAACCAATGGCGCCGAATGAACTGCCTGGAACAGCTTCTAAAATTATCGAAATAATTTTATTTGTATCAAAAATATCGTTTCTATTCGCTAAAACATCAATCGATGCAATAAACGGCCTAACGTTTAATAAAAAATTCTCAATTGACTGATCGATTAACGTTTCCTGAGCGCCTGTAAAAGAGCTGCCAGCAATTGTAATTACAATGTCTAATGGAGTAATTCCGAGATATGTAACGGTGTCGGTTATTGGTTTTCTCGATGGTCTATCAACTGTCGGGTATTCAATTGCTTCTTCTACTGCTTCTAATATTGCCGTTGTCGGCGTTCCTTTTCCATCCGTTGAATCGGCTATTGTTGCTTCAATATATAAAACAACTTGATTTCCGTTACCAGGAGCCGCGTAAGGATAAGACTGCTTTACGCCTTGAGCGTCGGAAGCCCATAAACGGTAATCAGCACCAGCGCCCCCTTGCGGCTCTAATCTATAAGCGTCAATTGCTTTTCGCCTATAAACTTCAATTCCCTCCGCCGCTATCGGTTCTGTAACCTCGGATATAACTGAAAAAATACTTTCGATATTAGCTAACGGCGCCGTAACGGTTAACTCGTTTCCTACTTGTAATTGGGACTCAAGTCCCGCGGTTAAGGCGCGAACGTTAAAG